TGTAGTCAAGCAACTTAGTGCAAGCACTATTGCTTTATTTCCGATGTAACCGTCACTCAGCAATATCTCAATATTCCTGAAGTCTTCAGAGTCAATTTCATCAGGACACCCACCGTGAGCCAGGACGTATGCCCTGGCCTGTGAGTGTGTGTCCTTGATTAGTTTTTTCGAGCGTCCTTGTAGCCGGGTTGGATTGCCTCAGAAATCTTCTCCAGCAATTCCATCTGCACTTGGGTCGGCCACTCAGCTTCAATTTCTTCGTAGGTGATGTCATCCAAGGTGCCTTCCACGGGCACCAGCAGCTTGATGTACTCAACGATCTTTGACTCCATCATGGAAACCGTCTTCACCAAATCGCGCAAGGAGCGGCCATCGACCACCACATCGTCTTCTTTGATTTCCACGCCGCTGATGGATGGATCAGCAAAGAATGGTGCCGCCATCTTGATGTAACGGGCCTCTGCCTTGTCTTTGTCAACGGCGCTGACGCGGGCCTGGATGTCTTCAAGTTCCTTGGACAGCGGCACACGCACTTTGAAGTCGTGTTCGCCCAGGGTGAAGGTTTTGATGCGCAGAGATTTGGAATCGCCAAATGCGGCATTGAGTTTGCTCATGTTTTATCCTTTGATGATCTTGTTGAAAATTTCTTGATTGAGCGCCAGCGAATACGCAACAATCTCACTTGGGGTCATGTGATGCGCGTGATGCTTGGCAATCTCATGGGCGAGTGTAACCGCAGTCATTCGCTGCTGCATAAACCCAAACCAGTCTTTGCGAGTCTCTGATTGCTTTGCGAGAAAGTTCAGCAGATCGCCGGTATTTTGTATTGTCGTTTGTTGTGTCATTTGAGTGTGAGTTGGTATAGCGTGCTGTCAATCAATAAAGCAATTTCATCAGTGATGTTTTGCAGTTCGGAGTCTTTAGGGAATCCATCTGCAACACGCAGAGTCGCCACCTCATCTTTGAGGTAGGTCAAGTAATCAACAGCATCGCCTGGCAAGATAAATTCTGGCAGGTAGGAAACGCGATTGGCGTACTTTCCCTGATATGCCTCTACGAAGCTGTCCACAAGGTCGCCAATGGCCGAATAGAAGGCTTCCAGAGCCTTATGCTCGGCAAGGCTGTACGTTGCCAGGTGCAGCATATGTGCGCCGGTCACGCTGTGCAGCAAACAAGTCGCAAACTCGCCAACTGGATTCGCCTGGGATTGCTCTACGCTGAATTTCATGACTTGGACTTCTTTGCCACAGCCAAGACAGGGTTGTACTTCGCCAGCAAGGCAAGTGCCACACCTTCAGCCGAATCAGCGTCAGCAGAGGCCAATGCGGCAGCAACTTCGTTGGCATCAACCACTGAAAACCTGGCGATTAAGTCCAAGTCTCCAGTGGCTGATGTCAACCCCTCAACCACTTGGTCAAGGGTTTCCATTACGTGTTGCTCCAGCCGTACTGATTGCCACGGGGGTGGATCGTGAACATGCACTTGGCTTCAGCGCCAGGCTGAGCATCAATCTGGAACTGGCTCACGCGGCCATTGAAAGCGTAGGCAATCGTGCTGGCGCCGCTGACGGCTGCGACCACGAAAGTGCGATCAATGACGCCGCTGATGGCATCGCCACGAATCAACAACAGACCGGCATCCGAAGGATTCCAGGCGGCTGTGACGGTCAGGCTGGTGGGCGCGGATTGCGTTGGAATCTTGTCCGACTGACGGGTGCCAGCCACACTGAAAGATGCCACTGCATCGTCCTGACCAAAGGCCGGGACTGCTTCCACGTTCAACGCTGTACCTGCCGTGCCGGTTCCGTTTGCCACGGTGCCGACGATGGTGGCGACTTGAAGCGCCCACACCGACAAGTTTGCGGTGGAGAATGCTGTGGGCGTGGCGCCCGATTGCATCCACATTGAGGCACTAAAGCCGGGTAATACTACTGCTGGTGCTGCCATGATTGACTCCTAAAAATTAAGCGTTGTTCGTCCAGCCGTACAGATTTCCGCGAGGGTGAATCGTGTAGATGGCTTTTGCTTCTGCACCAGGCTGTGCGTCGATTTGGAATTGCGACACGCGACCGATGAAGCTGTAGTACACGATGTTCGCGCCATCAACAGCAGCAATCACAAAAGTGCGATCAACGATACCGCTGTATGCGTCCGTGCGAAGCAACAAAGTCACCGTGTCCGAGGGATCCCAAGCTGACGTGATGGTCATCGAAGTGGGGGCCGACTGAGCGGGAATCTTGTCACTTTGACGCGAACCAGCGACCGAGTACGAAGCCACTGCATCATCTTGGCCGAAAGCGGGAACCGCTTGAATGTCCATCAGATTGCCAGAAACGGCAATTGCAGCAACGCTGGCAAGGGTTGACAGTTGAGCCAAGGTCAATGGCACAGGAGCAGCCAGAGGCTGGGCATACATCGAGGCACTGAAGCCGGGAAGAATTTTATTGGGTAAAGCCATTTTACATTTCCTTCAAAGAGTGGTACGGATTATCTTATGTTGGTATGTCCAATGTGCAATCCAAGAATATCTGCGCCAACTTAGTTTCGTTGTCGTAGGAATTGTAGAGCCATTGCACATCCGCTTTTGAAATCTGGAATCCATCTGTCACACCGCCAAAAAGACCGGCGTAACCATGAAGCGATTGCAAAATCTGATTCGATATTGTAAATCCATCTTCAATGACTTGGGTGAAGATTGAAATCTGGATTACAGGACGATCAATACCTTTGTTGGCTTGATTCCCGCCAGTATAGACCGGCTGGTGGACATTGCGCAACATCCAAGTGATGAACTTGGGTTGAGTTGCAAAATTCCGATTGAAGGCGGCGTACACCGGCACGGGCGTGACAATGCTTGCCAGTTGATACTGGATTGCCTTTGCATACTGAACCGGGTTTTGTTGTGTTGCCATTAAACCGCCGTCACAGGATCATTTCGGACGCACAAAAACAATGCCGTCATGCGGTCATCTGCTTCGCGCACATTGTCGATTCGCCAATCGAAACCACGCCAAGTAATCGAATACAGATTTTGGCTGTCGATGATGGTTTTTATGTTGGGCGTGTAGTTCAACGTAAATTCCACCACATCAGAGTAGACGCGATACTTGTCGGTGATTTTTACAGTGTTTGCAACTGCATGGACACGACCGCGAGTATTGAACCACAAAGTCTGGGTCGTGCTTTGCTCACCAAAGGTCGATTGACCAAAGGTGAGGTTATTGATTGCCAGATTTTCAAACCGTGCGATTGCCATTTACATCACCAAAGGCTTGTAAGGACGGAGCAAGGTCGCCACGCCAAAAGGAATGTCGTGCAGCTTCCGATCAACCGTATTGCTGCGGTTGTTGTACAGATGCGTGAGCAACAGCAGGCCAGCCTGCTTGATTACCGGGTAAGCGGCCAGCGGGTTCGCCACGGTCGAGTAATCAATCACAATTGGCGCCGTCATGGTCGAGTTGATGCTGGTGGGCAGACTCTGCACGATCAACTTGTTGCCCGATGTGTCGTAATAATATTGCGATGGGTCAACAGTCACCGAAGTGGCCGGGAAATCATCAGTCCAGTATTTAAGCGCCGTGATGGTCACGCCAGGCAGCGAAGAATTGGCATTCTGGCTGACCTCTGGGATGTCCAGACACACAGGGGCGGCTGCAAGGCTCTCAATGCCGTACCAGACGCGATAGGACACCGGGAAGATGGAAAGCCCTAGGTAATCCTCTATCGCCTGCCGCACGGCCACTTCCAGCCCTGCCAGATAGGTGTCCTGACTTGTGTCACCAAACAAGTTGAGTTGATTGGTGATTTCAGTCTCGGTCAACCATGCTGTGGTGTTGTCGCGGCCAATCTGCTCAACCTTGGAATAGTTGAACGGATTGCGCGTGACTGCCCCGAAGGGCAATCCAGCAAGAGTGGTATCTGCCGCCATCCTTAGATACCAATCAAACGAACACCGGCAAACGGGTTGCGAACGGTGCTTACCATACGCTTTTCGGCATACAGTGTCACGAAGCCAGGGGTGGTTTCTTCCATCGCTTGAATCGACATTTCCTCAACGTCCATGATGGTCAAAAATTGAGGCCAATTTGCCAAATAAACAGAAATACCTCCAACAGAGTGCCAAGGAGCAAGGTATGGATTGGCGACAACAGGCCAGCCAAATATATTTACAACTGCACCGCCATTGTCAGTTCCTGTTTCAACCAAATCTGGCTTTGCACCAGTGGCGGAAGAAGTAGTTAAGTAGTCAATAGCAGTAGGGTGCATATGCCAAGCAGTACCGGGCATATTCCAGTATTGACCAGGCAAAGACAAACGCATATCTGACAAAGTTGCTTCCCTCAATGAACCAGCGCCACTTGCTGTTGCTCCGATTGTGTTTAGCGTGTGC